CACCTGTGCCGGCTGCGAACGCTCGTGCAATCTGGTCAGCTGCGCCTGTAACGCCGCCCACCTTCTCCCCGAAGATGGCGGCTACGTTAGCAGCAGCCCGAGTCATTGCTACAATCTGATCTTTGTCCTTGCCGAATGCCGTAGCAAGCCGGGTGGCTGCTCCGGATATTTCCTCGAGCTCAAATGGCAATTTTGAGGCAACGTCAGACAACCGAGCGAACAAGTCATTCGCATCAGCTGTTGTGCCTAACAATACCTTCAGTTGAACTTTGAGATTTTCAGAAGTAACAGCAGCAGCGAGGAACTGTTTGCCCAGCAAACCAATTGCCAGCCCACCAAGCACAGTTCCCAACTTTGCAACAGTATTCGTCACGCCACGAATGCTGGTCGCCATGCGCTTGCCGCGATCAGTCACCGACTTGGAGAACTTGCCCATGTTCTTCTCAGCACGATCGAGATCGCGCTTTAGCCCAGAGACATCAGCACTTAGTTTTACAACAAGTTCGTCAATGACTGCCACGTCTCGTGCTCCCACGTTTTCGTGAATTTACTGCCCGTTGTGCCTTCGCTTTCAACTCTGCTTCTGTGTTCTGCTTCGCTCTTAACTTGTAATACAGCGACCATTCCATTAGCTCCGACGCTTCTATCTTATTGACTAGATCACGCCGGAGCATCCCCAGCTTTTCTGCTAAGAAGAACTGGAACTGTCTGTCTGGTCGCTCTGCAAGTTTTTTTCAAGATCCTCGACATCCTCATTAGTCAATGCATTCATTTTCTGAGCAACAGAGAACACCCGGTCAACAGCAATAATGCTCTTGCGGCCAAGTGCTTCTATGTCGTCTTCGGTGAATATCTGCTTGCCTTCTTCATCTATCATAACCGAAGCAAGGAGGCGTGCACGGACATTGTGGATGCGACCTTTTTCACGCCCGGAGACAAGGTCTTGCTCATACAAGTCACGCTCGGATGCTGACATCGCACGGATCATAACATCACCGTCCCACTCTGGGACGTAAATCGTTTTGACTTCAGCAAAGTCGTTCGTTTCTAGTATTTGCGCTCTTGTTAAAAGTGTCATTCTGGATACTCCTCTAGTGTGTTTACAGTTTTTAGATTAAGATGTTGCGCGTGTCATGTCTCCATCACCCGGCAGCGAAACGGACGTTTTGTTCAACTCACCAACAGCACCAGCCAATGGACTGTATGTTTCTACCAGCACATTGCCGGTGAAAGATGGGTTGGTTGCGCTGACTGATCCAGACGTGGGCTTAATCACGATTGCAAATGCAGCAGCACCAACGAGTGGGAACAATGTCGCGTCTACATTGCTGGATGCATAATCCTGATTGAACTCAAGATCCACGCTGAAGTCCTTAAGCCCAGCAATACGCGAGCGAGCAGTTGCGCCGAATGCTGTCTTGTCAGTGATTTCAGCACTGTAGTTAATAGTTACTGAAGAGATGTGGTCAGACAAGTCTACACTGTTGACCACCACCGATGCGTCTTTTAATACGATTTCTGACATGTCTGACTCCTTAAAAAGTTAAATAATACCAAGTACAACTACAAAATCAACAGACGTACCTGCATACGTCCAAGTAATCTGCCAATAATCATCTGTGATAGCTCCGTCTATGGGGATGATCCACTCCCCACCAACCGCTGTAACGGCGGTGAATGTGTGCTGTGTAACAGCACTCGTCATGCCAGAATTATCGTCGCTCTTAATAAGTACCGTTAGCGTTCCACCATTGATAGCAGTTACGTGTATTGCAGCCTGCATCTTCTGGGTTGCTGATACTGCTCCGAGCTGGCGTGCTGTGCCGCTGCCAGCGGCTGTGCGGGTTGCGTTGTGCATCACTGTGCCTTTCGCAAGGTTGTCGCTTGCTACTTCGGCGGAGATTGAGAAGGCCATCACCTCACCGACAGCAGCGCCGGGGGTGTATTGACCAGACACAACATTCGTCATGTATGCAATATCCCCGTCCGCCCCTGCGTCTGGCGCAGCGGACATTGGAAGGGCAGTGCTACCGACAGCATTGAACAGCTCTTCATCAGGTCCACCCACTTCTGCACTGAAGAATCCTTCGTGCTGCATTTCGGTGGTCTTAAGCCCTGCAATCCTAGCCCGCGCAGTTGCTCCGAATGCTGTTTTATCCAGTATCTCAGCACCTGTGTTGAGTGCCAGCGCATTCATATTGCCTGACATATCGTAACCGCCATACCAGAGCTTGCAATTTGTTAAGACTAATTCAGCCATGCATCACCTCATTCATGTAATAGTACCTTAAACCGTTGCACTCCGTGATGAGTCAGCCCATCTTCTTCCGGCATGCAACTCTGGAAGTCAATCCTTGTTGATATGTGGGTGTTGCCGACAACGGTTAATGCAACGTCATGCAGCACTGTCGCAATCAGCCCCATAATTGTCTTGCACTCTGAACGGCCTTGCGCTCTAGACCACGTGTCTATCTGCACCAAGTAGTGTCCGCCGTCTAACTGCATCGCCCCCCACCATTCATAATCGTCGTTGCCCAATGTGACATAAGGGTATGTGCTTTCATGCGGCACATAGTCGTGTACAGCATCAATCGCCGCCATCAACGGCACGTCACCTGTTAATGCACCATAGATTGCTGTCTGCAATGGCAGCAGAGCATCAACTGCCACGAGTTAATCTCCTGCCTGCGCGTTTATACGCAGTGCCAATCTTAACAACAATCTTTCTAATGTTCTTGTCCAATGCCGGACGCGCATACGGGCGGGGAGCTATGTATATCCCACGACTGTCGCGACCACCGAATTCAAGGCGTCTGGCATAAACGATATTGCTCAAGTCATGCACGCCGATTGATGCGACCATGCCGCGCATAGACAGCGCGAAATTGATATGGCTAACGAGACGCCCAGAATCGGTTGCTGGTGCTTCGCCAGGAGCTGAAGCTTGGTGCCTGCCGTACTGGCGTCCTGTTGCTGGACCTTTCTGGATGGACTTGCGCATATCGTTCTGCACAAGCAGCGCAGAGCCTGCAACAGCGTCCTGTACTTCTCCCATAGCAGCGCCTGTAAATGCAGCGAACTTGCGAGCGAGGCGCTTAGAGCCGATAAGCTTCATGCTCATGCTGCAACCCCCTTCGCAACCGTTAGATCGAGATAGATCTGGCGCTGATCTTTATTAAATCCGTTACGAACATTGTACACTTCGCCTGCAATCGTAGCACGAACAGACGCATCAATGTCTGTGCAGTGTCTTATCTTGAGATTGAACAGTGCTGTATTGGTCTGCTGCATCGCAACAACCGCTTCCTTCCCTGTTTTGTGTGTTAATGCGCCCCATACAGTGGCGATTGTGCTCCAAGTTCTTGTGAACCCGCCTGCACCGTCTGCAGATCTGTTCTCAGACTCAAATAAAACGCGCCGGTTTAGCTTCCCAATGCTCATATTCGCAGCAGCTTATACTGTGATAACAGGGATGCAACACCCACAGGGATTATAGCCAAGGATTCCTCTACAACCGCCTCTCTATTAACATACCAGTGCGCAACAAGCAGCAGTGCCGCTTGCTTGATGGCTTGTGGAACGTTAGAAGCAGCAGCGCCATACCCTGCTGTGAATGTTATGATGACGGCATTGTGCGACCGCAAATCGGAAGGCCAGCTGTATCCGTCAACTAATGTAATACGACCGCGATATTTGTCAAAGCGGTATGCACTTGTGCTCATTACTGTGGACGCATCGTCTTCGTCGTATGTTGTTACATCTGTGATCGTTAGGATTGGCTCTTTGTATAGCTTAATCTCGCCCGCACTGGGAAAAGTATCCAGAACGAGTTCCCATGTTTGTGTGATAAGGCTTCTGCTCGTAACGCCTTCAATGTAATTCCGTGCTGCAATAATAAGTGATGTGATTAATGCGTCATCTTCAGACACGCCAGACTCAACTCTGCATTGGAGCTTTGCTTCTGTAAGGGTCACAGGCTCTGTGCCGGCATCAGACGTTCTGCTGAGGCCGACATAGACACTGTGTTGCGTCAATGGCTTGATGCTTTCCTGAATTAGACGCTCTAACGGGGATCCCATTATTTAGACTTCCCGCCTTTGTTGCCTTTACCTTTAGTTTCAGCAGCCAGTTTAGCAGCAGCTTCTTCCTCTGCTAACTTTTCAGCGGCTTCTTCTTCGAGTTTCTTAGCAGCAGCCTTAGCAACCTTATCGAAATCGTGGTCCACCTGTTCGCCATCACCACCGCGAATCAGTGAAGTGCCAACGCCGTTAGCCACATCAATAACATCACCTTTCTTCGGTGTGCTGACGCTGCCGTCTTCGTTAGCAATTGGGGTTTTGCTGTTAAGCATTTTAATCCGTAGCATGTTCACGCCCTCTATGGTTTAGAAATAAAGATAGAGCGAGGAATTACCCCCGCCCTATACTAGCCCTCTAATTAAGTAGGGGGATTTTCAGAAGCACCATCGTTGAGATGACCGCGAACTGGGATAACTGCAATAGCAGCGATACCCGTGTTGGCAGCAGGAGTGATCGTGCAACGTACATATCGCTTGGTGCCGATATATCCGATCTTACGAGCAACCCCGTCATCCGAGAACAGGAATGTAGCCAGTGCTTCAGTACCCAACAGATACGCATCTGCTACAGCAGCATTATCGGATAAGGCTGAATTATCGCCGTCTTCAACTAAGACGGTGAAGGTTGCATCCGCATCCGCAAGGCTGCCAGTAGCAATCAAGAATGTGACGCTGTCGCAGCCCTGACGATCAACGATCGCAGAAACGATCGCAGTGTTGTCAGCTACTCCCGACACCCCTGTGACGACACCAACAGGATCAATGTTATTAAATAAATCGCGCATTGTATTTCTCCTAAACTTGTTTGAAAGAAGGGGCTGAAATTAATCAGCCCCTGCTAGGTTAAGCATCCAGTTTGATGATCTTAAAGGCGTCAGTATCAACAACGTCCCCACCAGAGCGAGCGCGAGCATAGAACTCGATGAACGGTTTCTGAGTGAAAGGATCAGGATTGATTGTGATGCCACG